GTGAAACGTGACTAGAACCCCTAATATTTCGATGCGATGCTTCTGAACCCAGCCTACTTTTTCGTTGATATAAGTTACGGTCTCAAGGAAACTATTCACACCCTTTAGAGCATAGAATCTCAGGGATACCGGCATGATAATTTCCTTAGCAGCTATGAAAGCGTTTATAGTCAGATTGCCAAAGTTAGGTGGGCAGTCGATAATGACATAGTCCACTTGTATGCCTTCAAGTTTGTTTTTAAGTCGGAACTCGCGAGCCCCCATTGTAGAAAGCTTCATATCAGCAATAGCTAAAGATAGATCCGCTGGGATGATTTGTAAATTGGGGATATAGGTGGATTGAATTACATGCTCAATAGAGATTGATTCATCACATAATAGGTCTGATATGGTTAAGCCATCGGTATTGACACCCAGTCCAATGGTTGCGTTACCTTGGGGATCTAGGTCTACCAGTAATACTTTATTACCGCAATCCGCTAATCCGGCAGCGAGATTGATGGCGGTTGTAGACTTACCCACACCGCCCTTTTGATTGGAAATTGCTATAACGCGCATAAATACTCCTTGTTGTGTTTACGTTATACAGTTTTGCGGTATTAGCGTAAAGGAGTATTTATCTAATCCTTATAGGGGTCATATTCGTTTTCTCCGGCCATACAAACGCCTATCGGCTTTAGACGATGGATAACCTTAACCGTATCGCGATGTGCGAATAGAACCTGTTCTATGCGTTTGTAGCACTGCGGAGCTTCATCCACGCCCGCACCCCTGAGTTCAACATCAAACTTCTTAATCCAATCCTGTAGATCCGCGTTAGAGACCAGTCCGGGTCTGAGGATCGCACCCGTCTTACGATCTTTCTTCCCTTTGGCTTGTGCACGACCCATAACCCTGCCGGCGCCGTGAATGGTCGAATAGAGAGAGGTCTTACTTTCTTCCCCGTCCACTCCCTCAAGTATGAAGGAAAAATCGCCCATCGAGCCACCGACGAAACTTTTGACGCCGGGGTAATTAGGGGTAGCGCCTTTTCTAACGACCCAAACGTCCTTCCCATGATGATGCTCGCGCCATGCGAAGTTATGATGATTGTGAATCTCTTCCAGAATGTCCGCCCGCAAAATCTGCGCCACGCGCGAGCACACCCAATCCCTGCCCGCGTAAGCATAGCGACCAGCCAATTCCATACATTTAATATACTGCTCTCCGAGATCGGAAGCTTCGTGTAAGATAACTGGTTCGGCATGAATGCCATCCTTCCCCCCCGCTTTTTCAATGAAATGTGTGCAGATTGTATGACCTAAGCCTCGTGATCCGAAGTGGACGCCAACCCAAACACGATCAAGATCATCAATGAAAATATCAACATAGTGATTTCCAGACCCCACAGTTCCGAGTTGCTCACGTGCCTTGGGTAAGAGTTGGGTAAGTAAGGGCACATCGCGCCAAAGAGGATCATCAAATAATTCATGCTCAACTACTTCCTTGTTTCTTCTTCCTACTCCAAAGCTAATATGTTTCTGTACTTCGTTCATCGTTCGGTAGAGTCCGTCTCGCACTGCATCCGCGTTAGCAGACACGCGAACAGCTTTATTCCCGCAAGCGATATCAAACCCGACTCCGTTGACGCATATCCTGTTTTCATAAGCAAGTACACCACCAATAGGGACACTATATCCAATATGGTGATCTGCCATAAGAGCTCCAAAGACTGCTTCATACTTCATCGCCTCTGTCATTTGATTAACTGACTCTTGGTCTGGATCTCCCCAAACCGGAATATTATTGATTAACTGCATCTTTAATCCACTCCTTAGCTAATTCAGGTTTGCAGATAACAAATGTTGCATCAAGTTCTTTAGCCCATTGCATATCTACAGCCCATTGATTAGAGCAATAGCGCTTACAAAGAGCCTGAAACTCATTTATAGGTACTGCACCTCTGAACACAATATATCCTTCATACACTTCTAAAGACCAATTATTCATATATCCTCCGGGTAGTTAACTGGATATCCAGAAGATAGCACACAGGAATGTTGCGTGACAAGCGAATTGTTGTTGTCGCAAATTAAAGTTTTTATCTATACATTGGTTAACAGGACTGGCAACTGGAAATCCAGTAGACAGGCGAGGGAATATGGTAATTAAAAGAAACGCGGCGCAATGCGATTATTGCGGAGACATTATCGAGAGTAAACACAGGCATGATTGGGTTTCATGTTCGTGCTGGGATGATCCTATGTGCGAAGGTGAAAGTGTACGGTACCACGGTATTTTTGTCGATGGGGGCAAATGTTATGTGCGTCATGGCTGGTCAAACCCAGATGAATATAAAAATTTAACAGAGTGGAGTGAAGATGGAAAATAAAGCGGATCATCTAGTGAAGATGATTATGAAAAACGGTCACGTTATTGGTTTATACGCTGATGATCAGACTTTAGGCGAACTAGTTTCTCACCCTAAATTTTTAAGGATGAGGGATGACGCTAACGATGTGTTTCTGTCTATCGAGGACGTGAGTGCGTTCGAGATACTCAGTAATCGCAAAGAGCCGCCTAAACAAGCGGAGAAAAATGAAAGTCAGCAGCCAGAGGCGCAAAGCGCGCAGCAAGCTTAGTTGTGAAAATTGCGGGATTAAAGACGACCTAGAAGTATTCGAATTCGTTTTAGGAGGTATCAGGCTATGCGTTGACTGTGCCGACCTCCCTGTCAGCAAAGTCGCAAAGAGAGGAACTACTTGGGTGAAAGTCAAGGGTGAATATTTCCCCCCTGACTTCCCCATAGCACAAAAGGAAAAAGAATAAGATGAATGATGAAAGTATGGCTGTAGAGTTATTGTCGAACAAACTTTGGCGCATGTCTAATCTTTATTATATTAAGGACAAATCCGGCAACAAAGTGTTGTTTCAACCTAACTGGGCACAGTTAGAATTAATGAAGCCTCACTATCTCAACATCATCTTGAAGGCTCGACAGCTAGGTGTGACAACTTTTCATGCCCTGCTGTTCCTTGATACTTGCCTCTTTAACCACAATGTTAACGCCGCGATCATAGCAGACACCAAACCTAATGCCAAGGAAATATTTATTGATAAGGTGAAGTTTGCGTATGACTGTCTACCTGAATGGCTTAAACAAATGGCGCCTGCAAAAAGGGACAACGTTAATGAATTGCGATTTGAGAATGGATCAGTGTTTCGGGTGGGCACAAGCTTGCGCTCAGGAACATTACAACTTTTGCATGTTACCGAATTTGCAAAAATATGTGTGGAGAATCCGCGTAAAGCTAATGAAATTATATCAGGCGCGCTTAACACGATCCAAGCGGGTCAATTCTGTTGCATTGAGTCCACTGCAAGAGGTAGGGGAGGTGCATTCTACACTATGTGCAAAAAGGCGATGGAGCAACACGAAGCAGGTGGTGAACTCGGAAAACTCGATTGGAAGTTCTGGTTTTTTAGTTGGTGGAAACATCCTGAATATACACTGGATCCCAAGGGAATCGTCCTTACAAAAGAACAGGAAGAGTATTTCGAGAAAGTCCAAAGCGAAATAAATCACGTCTTCACGCCCGAGCAAAAAGCTTGGTACGTAAAGAAGGCAGAAACACAAGGTGAATGGATGACTAGAGAATACCCTACAACCCCGGAAGAGTCGTTCTTAAGTGCTAATGAAGGCCTTTATTGGGGTCAACAAATGTCTAAGGCTAGAGCCGAAAGACGTATATGTAATCTACCTTACGACGATCATTGCCTGACATATTCAAGCTGGGATATCGGGATTGGGGACAGTACCGCAATTTGGGTGTGGCAGCTCATCGGTAAAGAGATACATTTTTTGAATTATTACGAGAACAGCGATGAGTCGCTTCCTCACTACGTTAACTGGATAAAAAAACTACCCTATACTTTTGAAAAGCATTTTATGCCTCATGACGCAGGCGCAAGGGAAAAAGGATCAGGAAAGTCGTACGCCGATATTGCGAGAAACCTAGGCCTTAAGGTCGAGATAGTACCGCTAGATCATAACGAGATGTACGGCATCGAAGCAGTGCGAAACGCTTTCCCTAGATTCTGGTTTGACCAATCGAAATGCGATAAAGGCCTCAAAGCGATCGACGCATTCAAAAAGGAATGGAACGAAAAGCTAGGGTGCTACAGAGAGAAAAGCTTGCATGACTGGGCATCCCACGGTGCTAAGGCTTTGATCTATGGAACTCAAGCAATTGATCGTATGCAAATAGGTCGAGGCTTAACCGCTGAGGAGTGGAGAGCTTTGAGAAAAAACTTAGTATAGGAACACATGGGAACAACATTTGATGAATATCCTGAAGGGTTTCAAGCCCAACCAAGAATTCCAAAAGCTTGCAAATACTGTAGGCACTTCTGTCCGTACATATATGAGTTCGATACGGATGAACCTGATGATCAGTTGGTATCTGACTATGGAGAGTGTAGGAGATTTCCTCCGAAACCCGTTCCGGCGGAAGAGTGCGGATTCCCGGTTGTAGAAGAAAACATGTGGTGTGGTGAGTTCGACATTTAAACTGGATTTCCAGATAATAGGGGTATAGAGAGTCAACAGGATTTCCATAGGAAATCCAGTCGATTATCCAAACTCCAATCCAGTGGAATATGACGTACACGCCGCAGCCCAACGATAGAGTATCCAAGTTTAATCAATTCTTCTATGACGCTTACCGTACATGGGGAGTTTACTATGCTTGCGCCTATCGTGATCTTAGAAGCTATGCCGGTGACAACTGGACTCAAGTAGAAAAGACCTCGCTTGAACAACAAAAGCGCATGGTGCTTGAGCTTAACAAAATTCGACGCGTCGTAAACCTTTATTCTGGATATGAAAGAGAAAACCGTCTCAGCACAGTATGTGCTCCAATCGAAGATTCTGATGAAGACACAGCTGATATTTTCAGCGACATCATGTTGTATGTCTATGACAAGGGCGATGCACATCATGTTATTTCCGAAGCGTTTGAGCACAGTCTCAAGACTGGATTGGCTATTGTCGGAATCTATGTGGACTACTCTAAAGACAAAGTTA